GTCGACTGAAGACAACCTAGTAGAACATCTAGATAAGGTAAACAAGGTAGTAGAAGAATACCTTAAAGGTAGCGAGCCTACTCAAATATCTAAAGAGCTAGACATACCAAGACAAAAAGTTGTAACTTATATTAATGAGTGGAAGCAGATGGCTTCAGACAATGCAGCTATCCGTGCAAGAGCCAAGGAAGCCTTGGTAGGAGCAGACACTCACTATAATAAGTTAATTAATAAAGCTTATGAAGTTATTGACGATGCAACCACAACTGCAAATCTTAGTGCAAAGACTGCAGCCATTAAGCTAGTGCTTGACATTGAAGCCAGAAGAATTGACATGCTGCAAAAAGCTGGACTGCTAGAGAATAAAGAGCTTGCAGAAGAAATGTTAGAGATTGAAAGAAAGCAAGAAGTTTTGGTAAATATTCTTAAAGACATTGCTTCGGAGTATCCACAGATACGAGATGAGATTATGCGTAGGCTATCTTCTGTATCAAAAGACAAAGAGGTAATCACAATTGTCAGCGATGTTTGATGACTTTTTAGAAGTTTTAAAAGATAGCAACTTTGACGAAACCCCAGTCGATGCAAAGACTTTCGTAGAGGGCGAAGACTATCTAGGCCAGCCTCCACTGTCTGATGTTCAGTACGACATCGTAGAAGCAATGAGTCAAATTTATAAGCTAGAAGATTTAGTTAATTTAATGGGACAGGAAGAAGGAACTAGATATTATAAAAAATACACGAAGAATGAAGTTATTCTACAGCTTGGTAAAGGATCTGGTAAAGATTTTACGTCTACTGTTGCTTGTTCTTACATCGTATATAAACTCCTTTGTCTTAAGGACCCAGCGAGATACTTCGGAAAACCAGGTGGCGATGCAATTGATATCATTAACGTGGCTATTAATGCTCAGCAAGCTAAGAACGTTTTCTTCAAAGGATTTAAATCAAAAATAGAAAGATCTCCATGGTTTGCTGGAAAGTTTTATGCAAAGGCAGAGTCAATAGAGTTTGACAAAGCAATCACAGTTTACTCTGGACACTCAGAGCGTGAATCTCATGAGGGTCTTAACCTTATTCTTGCAGTGCTTGATGAGATTTCTGGTTTTGCCCAGGAGATTGGTGGGGGTAATGACCAAGGAAAGACTGCCGATAATATCTATAAAGCTTTCCGTGCATCTGTAGACTCACGATTCCCAGACCTTGGTAAGGTAGCCCTGCTATCCTTCCCACGTTTTCCTGGAGACTTTATCTCACAAAGATATGATTCTGTAATTGCTGAAAAAGAAAGTATCCAGAAAAAACATACCTTTATTATGAACCCAGATCTACCAGAAAATGCAGAGGGTAACTCTTTAGATATTGAGTGGGACGAAGATGTAATTACTTCGTATAAGTATCCAGGAGTGTTTGCACTTAAAAGACCAACTTGGGTAGTAAACCCAACAAGAAGTATTGATGACTTTAAGCTAGCATTCTATACAGACATTGGAGATGCCATGCAAAGATTTGCATGCGTTCCAACCTTCTCGTCCGACGCATTCTTTAAGCAGAGGGAAAAGGTTAGGGCCTGTATGACTATTAGGAACCCTATTGATTCCTCTAAAAGGTTTGATGAAGCCTTCAAGCCAGACCCAGAGAAAAAGTATTTTGTTCATGCTGACCTTGCACAAAAGCATGACAAGTGTGCAGTTGCAATTGCTCACGTAGAAAAGTGGGTATCTGTTCAAGTAATGAAAGACTACGAACAGGTAGTTCCTATGGTTGTTGTAGATGCAGTTGTCTACTGGGAGCCAAGAGTCGAAGGGCCAGTAAACCTTTCTGAAGTAAAGCAGTGGATTCAGAATTTACGTAGACAGGGATTCGATCTCGGAATGGTAAGCTTTGACCGCTGGCAGTCATTCGATATTCAGAATGAGCTAAAGTCTGTGGGTATTAAAACAGAAACAGTATCAGTAGCAAAGAAGCATTACGAAGACATGGCAATGCTTATGTATGAAGAAAGATTAGCAATGCCAGCAATTGAGTTATTGTTTGAAGAGCTAACAGAGTTAAAGATTATGAAAAATAATCGAGTAGACCATCCAAGGAAAAGCTCTAAGGACTTGGCAGACGCAGTTTGTGGAGCAATCTTTGGAGCTATTAGTCACACCGTAAAAGAAAACAATTCAGAGGTAGAGATCCATACGTTCAGAGATAGATCAAAGAGAACAGAAGACCTACCCAATAATGTGATACAATATAAGCCAATGCCAAAAGAAGTAGAAGAATATCTACAAGGCTATGATTTGATTTAACGCTCTTTTAGTTAACAGTTTTTGTTTTTACAAAACTCTAAAGTAAAACTTTAAGGAGCGTTTTGTGTTTTTGAAAACACTATGCTATAATAGACCTCTAATCTAACTCTCGAAAGGTAACATATTTATGTCCGATTTTTTCTCCTTCAACCTGCCAACAGATTTCGTTGAAAAGTACAGCACTGTAGAGGCACCATTTGGTTTCAGGGATGCGGGAGAAAACTCCATTGGAGAAATTACTTTTGCCAGAACCTATTCTCGTATCAAAGAAGATGGAACTAAAGAACGCTGGTATGAAGTTTGTAAGAGAGTTATTGAAGGTATGTATTCTGTCCAGAAGAATCATGCCAAAGACAACCGCCTACCATGGAATGACTACAAGGCACAGAAGTCTGCACAAGAGGCATTTGACCGTATGTTCAACCTAAAGTGGACACCTCCAGGACGTGGCATGTGGACATTTGGAACGCCACTAACAATGGAAAAGCGTAACTCTGCAGCACTACAGAACTGTGCTGTTGTGTCTACAAAAGATCTAGACAAGAATGATCCAGGTGCTTTGTTTGCTTGGGTAATGGATGCTTTGATGCTTGGTATTGGGGTTGGCTTTGATACCCTTGGACAGGACAAGGCATTGCCTATCCACACACCAATTGAGCCAAAAGTGGTCTACGAGATTCCAGACACACGTGAAGGCTGGGTAGAGGCTACAAGACTACTTCTCAATTCATTCTTGAGACCAAACCAAAACAGACAAGAGCTTGACTACTCTTTGATCAGACCATTGGGTGCACCAATTAAAGGCTTTGGTGGAACAGCATCTGGTCCTGCCCCACTCATTGCTTTGCATGAACAAATAAGCAAAGTTATTGGCGGTAGGGCTGGAGAAACTCTAGACTCAAGAGCCATCGTAGACATCATCAACCTAATTGGAACATGTGTTGTATCTGGAAACGTTCGTCGTTCTGCTACCCTTGCTTTGGGTGTAGAGGGCGATGACGATTTCTTAAACCTAAAGAATGCAGAAGCTTTCCCAGAACGTAACAGCTATGATCCAGATGCTCCAGGATGGGCATGGATGAGTAATAACTCTATCTCTGCTACAGTTGGAATGGATTACTCAAAGTATGTAGATCGAATTGTTGACAATGGAGAGCCAGGATTTATTTGGTTAGATGTTGCTCGTAACTATGGACGTTTGGCTGACCAGCCAGATGGTGCAGACTACCGTGTAGTAGGCTTTAATCCGTGTGCAGAACAGCCACTAGAGTCCTATGAGCTCTGTACTCTAGTTGAGGTACACCTAAACCGTCACGAGTCTAAGGAGGACTTCCTACGGACTCTCAAGTTTGCTTACCTATATGGAAAGACTGTAACACTTCTCCCAACTCACTGGCAGCAGACCAATGGAATTATGCAACGTAACCGTCGCATTGGAACATCTCTAACTGGAATTGCATCCTTTGCAGATGATAAAGGTCTTCCAGCTGTACGCAATTGGATGGATGAAGGATACAACAAGATCCGTTTCTATGACAAGAAGTATTCCGAATGGCTATGTGTCCGTGAGTCAATTCGTGTAACTACAGTAAAGCCATCTGGATCAGTATCACTACTATCAGGTGCAACACCTGGAGTTCACTGGGGACCAGGTGGAGCCTTCTACCTACGTGCTATTCGTTTCGGAAACACAGACCCAATGCTACACCTATTTAAGGCAGCTGGATACAAGTGCGAAGATGATCT